ATTTAATGAGCCGCTTGCTGGCACCATCCATACTGTTAAGTAAGTATCAACAACTCCTGTGTTACAAAAAATTATAGTGGTAACAGCATTTTCACCGTCAGCTTGATAAATGCTAGTTGGTGTGCCTGCTCCGACTGATGTATTTCTGATTCCCATATTTGTTCCTTAAAATATAATGCTAAAAATTAGAGCTTTTTTAGCACTAACTAATTCATCTCTTGTTTGATCACCATTTACAAAAAGTAATCCTGTGCCACCTTGACCTGCTGTTGAAGTACTATAAACCTTAACTTGATTAGCAGTATAGTCCGGAGGAGCATCAGGTACTTGATATGTCAACGCACTATTTACAATAACTTCTGCGCCATCTGTTGTAACTAAACTAATATTTGTTCCAGTGTGAAATGGTGTAATTGAACTTCCGTTAATTGATAATTCAGCTAACTGTACACTTTCAGGACTTACATCTAATGTTAGATAATCATCTATATACATTGATATACGACCAGTGCCACCGCCTGCTATTCTTGAAATTGTAATATATGATAAAGGTAGTCCGTCAATTGATTCAGGGACTTTCGCTTCAATGCCACCGTTGTTATTGACTAACATCTGTGCGTATGTTGCTGTGTTTACACCAACTGAACCAATTGTTTCATCTACATATTTCTTGTTAGGAATATCATCATCGTCTCTAACATTAAGATGATAGTTAGTTGTTCCCTTGACACTAACTACTGCGTTTCTTGTTTCTGCTCTTTCACCAATTAAAATTAATCTAGGGTTGCCGTCACTATTAAATGTGTTTCCAGAAACGCTTAATGGGTCTAAATAAAAACCTGCCGCTTTGAATACTGTAGGAGTTTGATTAGTAATAGTTCTCCAAAGTCCTTGATGAACACCACCTTGTTGATCTGTCCAAGTTCCTTCTGAACTAGAATCGTCAAATATTAATCGAGCATCAAAATTATTGCCGCCTCGATCAATTCTAAATCCGCTGGTATGTCCTTTTACTTCATTTTGCGAATCATATCCGCCGGAGTTAAGAACAATCTCGTTATCTGTAATTATAGTATTTTTTGTTTCAATTTGAGATGTTATACCCTTAACATCTAAGTTACCATAAATTGTTACAGTACCTGTTGTTACAGAATTAGTTGCTGTAGAATAGCCAACATCGATCGTAAGATTTCCGCCCGGCGCAGTAGCAATTTTATAATCCCCAGGGAATCTAACAATGTCGACTATATTGGTCATAGGAGTTTCCTTTAGTGATATTTATGCTGAATAATAGCGTAACGACACTTGACGCACAGTAACTCCACAGCGATGCGGGAAAAACGGGTGGCTTACCATTCTAATCATGATACCAAAACTAGGATCCATCATCATTTCTGAAGTAATCGTTGCTCCCCATAGGTTTCCTGACCCACCATATATGTTTTTGTTAAAATTAATTAGGTGTCCACCGTCATCTTGATCGTAGTTTGTTTGGTTAACACCTATTAATTGGTTATTATATACTAGAAAAATTTCAGCATCTGAAATTCTGCCCCTACGATCTATATCTAGTAACATCTCAATTCCTGTAATAGTATCTGGTACATCTGTCATTCCAAAATTAGTAAAAGTAAGAGCAGTAGTTTTATCTCTAACATCAGTCATGCCTGGTCCAGGCCCTCCGGTTCCGGCAATATGAATTAGGTCTTTGCTAGTAAGAACAGGAAATTGTAAAGGCTCTATCCAAGTTATTAGCTTAGGATCTTCACTTGAATTTTGAGTAATAGATAACGGATTGTACAGTTGAGATATTGACATAGCTTGTATTTACCAACAAAAAAGGGCTCCGAAGAGCCCTTGGTTTTAACAATTTAAAATTAAACTGTAATGTTAGCTAGTGATACAACTGGGCCGTTTGTAGAAGTAAACGCGGCACTTGTTGTCCATTTTGCTGAACCAACTGGTAATTGTTGATTTGTAATATCAGATGTTAGAGTTACAAGAGCAGTACTTGTATTTGTTCTAGCAACTAATGTAGCTCTACGAGCTGTTAATTTCTTAACATAATATGTAGCACCACCAGCATCAGTAGCAATTAATTGCATAAATCCTGGTTGTAAAACATTACCCGGCAATGTACCATGGCTTAAACGAACTACACCAACACCTTGTGCGTTACGAACTAGATAACGACGGCTTGATTCTTGTTTAATAATATCTCCACCAGAAATAGCACTTGAGCCAGTTGTTAGGTATGATGTGAATGACAATGAATCATTAGCAATGTTTGTTGTCTTTAGAGCAACTGTGTTAGCTTGACCGGAACCTACGTCAACGAAGCTGATGCTAGAACCAACTGTGCCAGCGTTTGGCCAAGTTAAGTTTACTGCGCCGCCTACAATAGATGTAACGTATGTAGCACTTGCGCTAATGTTAGTACCAATTACTTTCATACCAGCATAGATACCTGTTGTATTTGCTGGATAGATAATTGTTTGACCACTTGTACCAGTAGATGCTTTAGCAACGCCAGTAGCTGTAGTTACAGACAATGTTGGAGCAGATGAATAACCTGAACCAGCGTTAGTAATTGTAACTATGCGTAATAGACCGTTGGAGTCAATAACTGGAGTACCAGTTGCTTGTGTACCACCTGCGACTTGTGGTGCTGAGAAAGATACAGTAGTACCTTGTGAATAATATGTACCACTGTTAGTGAATGTAACACTTGCTACACCTTCTCCGCCAATACCTGAGAAGTTTAAATCTGCTTGGTTGTTGTATAAGTTACCAAAAAACTTTTTCTTAATCGGGCGTCCCATTTTGTTTCTCCTTGAATTAATGTGAGCGTTCTAGGCCCTACGCGGTGGGTGCCGCATAACAATCTAGACACTATATTTAACAAAAAACCCGCCGAAGCGGGTTTTTGTTTGTGTAAACACAGTAAAACTGATTACTGGAAACTTACGTTAGCAGAAACAATTCTTACTTTACCTAGGTAGTCAGCGGCGTTACCTAGAGAAGAAGCAGTATTGTTCAACTCTAAATATCCGTAACGTGTTAGGAAGCCAACTACTGGCTCGAATGTGTTTGGATCTAGTACAACACCAGAAGACATTAGAGGAATATAAGGGCAATAGAAAGCAGGAGCATCAGCTTCGCTTGGGCCTTTATAACCAATAAGAATTTGGTTGTCGTCATCTGTATCGCTCTTATAAGCGTCAACATAAACACGCATAGCGTTGTTTAGTGTACCAACAAACTTAGTATTTGTTGGAGCTTCGAATGTACCTTCTGTTGTACGAGCGAAAGCTGATGTTGTTGCTGATTGTAGCAATGTTAGGGCTTGGTTAGAAATAACAGCCCAGTTTGCAGCACCACGGCGTGTACGCTGAGCAATCAAGTTAGCAACACGGTTGATTAGAATTGCCAATGCGGCATGTTCGTCACCAACGAATGTAGCTGTACCAGAAACTAGAGCCTGGTCATATGTTGCTTCAACGCTTGCTAGAGCACGTAAAGAAGCTAGAATCTCTTGGTCGATTTCAGCTGTGATTTCTTGTGCTAGAGCAGCCATAATTTCTGCTTCGATATCAATACCTTGTTGTGCTTGAGCATCTTGTGCAGCTTCGAATGTCCAACGAGCTGATAGCTTGCGGGATTTAGCTTCGACGCTGGCCTTCAAGATTTGAATGCTCATACGCTTACCTGGTTGACCTTCTAGAGCACTTGTAGCGGCTGCTTTTGGTGTTGTAGAATTGTCATTACCAGAATACGCTTGAGCGATCTTGAATGGGCTTAGTGCTTCTTCACCTGCTACAACTTCGTTGCTAGAATCAGCATAACGAACACGTAGTGTGTGAATTTGACCAACTGGACCTGTCATTGGTTGTACACCGATGATTTCGTTAGCAATAACTGTTGGCATTACACGACGAATTACTGGAAGAATTACACGGTTTAGTGTAGCAATGTTTCCAGAACTTGTAGCGCCTGATGTTGCAGCTTCTGCTAGGTACTTACGAGTATTTTCTAAACATACGCTCATAGAAGCTTTACGGTTACCCTGTAGGCCTTCAAGCAGAGCGTCTTTGGTCTCTGACCATCTTTCATTTAATAATTGTGACATTTATGTCTCCTTGAATATATTATTTTAGACCCGCTAATTTGCGAATGTCTAAGATGTTATCCACGCCTACCTGAGGCTGTTTAACTTCGCGATCACCTGTTACAGATGCGCTTTCGGAAAGTACTTCTTTAGCTTGCGCCTTAGGAGCTTTCTTAACATCGCCTTCCATAACCGCTGGTAGATACTTTTCAAACGCTAAGTTTAACTTAGGTGTTTGAACTGACTCTAACAACTCTTTCATGATTGCTTTCTTTTCAGCACTCAGTGGTGCTAGTAACTCACTCATTACATTCTTGCGTTCCATTAAATCTTTAGTAACACGAATTTCGCGTTGTGCAGATTCTACTAGTTGTGCTTTTTGTGTAACGGCTTGCTTTGCTTCTGCTAATTCTTGTTCTTTCTTTTCAATAACCTTCAACAATTTACTTGTTTCAGATTTTTCATTTAGGTAACTTGAATTATATTCTTGAGCAAATGCTTCGAATAAACGACGACCAAAACTGTTTTGGCGTGCACTTTCAATATCTTCTTTCAATTGTGACATCTCAGATTTCAATTGCTTGCTTACACTTTCTTCAACAATCTTAGCACTACGTTTAATAAACTGTGCTCTTACTTCATCAAATTTTGCTTTTGCTTCACGAACTAACTTAACTTTCGTTTCAGCTAGGTCTTTCTTGTCAACAGCAAATTCGTTGATTTCTTTTGCTAGAGCAGTTACAATGAACTGTTCCATCTTAGAAAAATTCTCAGCAACCTTTTGACGATCACTTTGGAATTCTCCTAACTCTTTGCCAAGCTGTTTGATAATAAATGACTCTAATACTTTCGCATCAGATGACATTTTATTTTTATAAGCTAGTTTAGCCTCAGCTAATCCTTTCTTATCAGCAACAAGCTCGGCCATTTCTGCGGCCAATCGCTCGCTAATCATTGTGTCTAGTGACTCAACCATAACTGCCTTATCATGGGCGTATTTTTGAGCAAACTCTTCACGAAGTTCAGCGGTGACTTGGTCGCGGTTTTCTTGAATTTTAGATTCAAATGCGTTTTGAATTTCAGAACCAACTTGTTCTGACATCACACCGCTTTCGACTAATTGTTTGAATGCGTCCAACATCACTTTCTCCTTATTTTAGACCTTGAATTATCTTAAGCATTGATTCTTTAAGATACTTCTGGGCTTTCGGATCTTCTTTTACTTCTTGCGCTAGTCTCCAAGCACCATACCCACCTTTATTGTTCATAAGATGTTCATAAACAGGAGTAGGATATGCGCCGGGCGCACTTGGTTGAGCAACAATGTCAACTGTGATAATCTCAAAGTCGGCTACTTCGCCAGTATGTTCGTTAACGTTTCCGCTACCGCGACTACTGACACCAAGTTTTACACCTGCTTCAAGCATAGTTTTAATTAAGTTACCCATTGGAGTAGGAAGGATTTTCATCTTTCCATATCCGTTTGGACCATCCATCCACATATCAGTAATCATATGGGACACACGGTCTAAATTTACTTTTAAGTCGTCTGGGTGATCAACCTCACCTAATACAGAATAACCATTCTGGATTTGATCATTAAGAGTTTTAACAGCGTTTGTAATTTCAGAAACTGGATACACACGCTGGTTAGCATTCCTAACACCACCTTGAATGGCAATTCCCTTTAGGTAAAGGTTCTTACCATCAGTACCATCAGACTCGAGTACTACTCGAGCTTGATCGAAACTTAGGTGTTCTCTTAGATAAGATTGTCTCATTAACTTCTCTATTAAGCGTTACGGTTAGGAGCGCCACTTAGTGGGCTTGTTGTGTTAACTCCGCCAGTTTGACCAGCTTTGTCACCCTTACCTGAACCCCATCCGTGACCTTCGCCACTTGCGCCTTTCTTCTCAGCACCGTGACCACCGGATACTTTGCTTAGAGCTGCACCGTCTGGCATTGCTGTTTTAGAGCTAGATGTTTTGTTCTTTGTAACACCTTTAGTATATTCGCCCTTTGTAGAACCAACTAAGCCACGAGAGCCTTTGTCAGCATTTGGACTTGTTCCGCTCATTTCGCCTACGCCTTTACCAGCTTGTAGGATGTTGTGAGCTGTTGCGCCTGTTGAAGGCTTGCCCTTACCTGAGCTTACAATACTTTGATGATTTGTTTCTGTTGCTTGGCCAGCTAGGTCACCCTTACCGCCACCAACTGGACCAGGAGTCTTCATTGAAGAACCTTTTTCCCAATCGTTTCCGACACGCTCAACATATTCACGAACTTGGCTGTTTTCCATGCCCATCATGCCTTCGTCTTCTTCGTCGTCTTCTTCATCTTCTTCGTCGTCTTCACCTTCTTCGTCGCCGTGAATGCCTGGGAATTTTTCTTCTTCGTGGTCTTCACCTGCCATTAGCTTTTCAAATTCAGCTTTTAGCTCTTCTAGTGCGTCTTCTAGGTCTTCAATACGCTCTTCTTCTGAACCGTGTTCTGCTTCGTGATCATCAATTTCGCCATTATCATCAAAATCCATATCACCGTCGCCACCGAATTCATCATCACCTTCTTCGTCATCGGCACTAACTGCGCCAACTAGATCATCAGCAGGATCACCGCCAATTTCAAATGTTGTTTCTTCGTCGACTTGATCATCGGACTCGTCTTCCATAGACTCATCTTGTTCTTCGTCTTCTTCGTCTTCTTCTTTTGCTTCTTCAGCAATTAAATTCTCGTATATATCTCTTGACTTCTCTACAACGATCTCATGAAATAGCTCGTGAGCTTTTTCCATTTCTTCGTTTACAAGTAAGTCCAAAAGTTGTTCCATCTTTGTAGACATTGTAGGTTTCTCCTTAATTAGATGCGGCAAGGCTGTCTTATGGTGTATTTACAGCCGTTCGAGTATAGTTATGCGAAATAGGCCAAAAACGGCCGGTTTTTGGTTAAACCAGATTGGGCGCAGTAGTCCCGTTTGAATTTTGTTAAAAATATTTAGTTTTGTGATCTAAATATTATAGTAACAGTTATTGTGCCGGTTGCTCTTCAGGAGTCTTGTACATGGTTTGAATCAGTTGCATTTCTTCCATGTGCTCTTGTTCTTTAGATTCACTAGCCTTACGAAGATCATGAATCATACGCAATGTTAGGCGTGTCTTGCGTAGATCTTTTGCGTTAACAACACTTTTATCATGGAATGGATCATACATAGGATCGTCTTCCATATCTTTGTTGTTCTCGTTAAAGTAAATGAATTCGTTCAGTAACATAGAGTTATTTACCCAAATTATGCCGGAGGAGCACCGCCCGCATCGGGCATTCCTGCTTCTCCACCGCCTGCCATTCCTGGCATGTTTGGATCAGGTTCACCTGCTTGACCCATAGCATCTGCTTCTGCGCCAGCACTAGTACCTGTAATACCTGCTGATCGTAGCTCTGCGGCCGCAGTCATATTTTCTTTGCTTAGACCGTTCTCTTCTTTCCACATACGCTCGTTTTCTGCGATCTCTTCTGTAGTTAATCCCATGAACCGCTTTAGAGCAAACCGCTTGCTCATATGTGGAATAGCGGCAATAGTGCTGTATGTAGTAACACGAGCAGTATCCATTTCTGCTTGACGATAACTAGCAAAGTTTTGTGGAGGGTTAAACTTAAGATCAAACAAGTTAGGGTCAAAGTTAATGCCCTTTTCGCGCATGTAGGCCTTAAATTCTAAGTCAAAGTTGTCGTTAATTAGACTTTGTAAACGCTCGCAGTACTTGTTAAATCGTAATTCTTGGATGTATGCTGTTCCAACTCGACCATCATTAAAATTGCTTCCTCCGTCGTCAGACCCGGTAGGAAGATAACTTGAAGGTATGCGTAAAGCACGAAACAACTTATTAGTAAAATATCTAAGGTCATCAATTTCTCCTAAGTTTTGACCACCTTGTAGGATCTCAACTTTACTGCCACGACCTTCTGCAGTTTGTGGAAAGAAGTAGTCTTCATTGATACTTAAGGGGTTATAGCTACTATCAATAACGCTAGAGCCACCGCCTGTAACACTCGGAATACGGCGTTGATTAACTTCATTTTTAACACGCTCAACAAAGCTCATAGCCAAGTGACTTGGCATATTTCCTACATCGATGTAGAATACTCTGCGCTCAGGAGCTCGCTGTACACGATAGATAATGATACTATCTTCAAGCAATTCTTTCTGCTTGTAGACTTTAAAAATACTTTCTAATAGACTGTTACCAAATGGAAAGTTACTATCTAACCCTTCACTCATTGACAAGTGAATTACATGTTCTGCTCCGATTGCCCACTCGTTTTGTTGTTTGTTAAAGCGACTTCCATTGTTAGCAGGAGCACCGCCAACCATACCTCTTTGCTGTGCGCCACCTTGATTATAAGTTGCGCCACCTGGTGTAGAGTTCTGATTTGTAGGAGCAATTGATGTAACTGTTAATGTTTGAAAGTTAACATTTAGGTCACGAATAATATACTGTTCTGGCTTCTTACCTTCACTTTCGTTAACAATAACACGGTCAACTTTGTTAGGATCAACATACATCCATGCTAGTGTTTCAGGGTCACGAATAAAGAATACATCGCCAAATTTAAATGCGTTTCGAACAATTTTAAAGATACGATTTTGAAATTTGTTAAGTCTAGTCCACTGTTGTAGGTACTTACTAATGATCTTAATTTCAGGTTGTGTTGCCTGATCTTTGAAGAAAATCTGAAAGGGAGTACCGTTTTCTTCATTGGTTTGTGAACAGAATTCAGCTAGAATGTCTAGAGCCGCGTTAACTTCAGAGTCACCGTCCATAGTGTCATATTGCTGATAACGCTCTAATCTATTTGGGTGTCCAGAATAAACATCTGGCAAATAACTTGAGTAATTTGAGCGAGATGCTCCTACACCTAGACTCCCGTTAACTGGGCTCAATCTACCCGATGGTGCTGAAACTGGTGTAAAATATTTTTTCCAACTCATATATTATCTCTTTAAAAGGTTGCCATTTAGGTCTTTGACAGCACTAATTGTCTTGTACTGATAATCGGCGATAGTCTTCAATATTCCTAAAGCATCTTTGTTATTTAAGTCTGTAGGCGGTGGTGTTGTATCTTTCTTAGTCTCAGGGTTCTTAGCGGCATCTTTAACTTTTTGTAAGTCTGCATCTGTAGTCTTCTGTTGATTGTTTTGTTGCTGTGTTTGGTTAACAGCCTGCTTCCAACTATTTGGAGGATTTTTAAGAATTTCGTTAACTTTAGCTAGGGCATCTTTTGGAACTTGAGCCAAAGTATTCTTTCCTGAATACACGCTGTATGCCCAATCGTTTGCTAGTTTATCAAGGGCGGCTCCACTCGATGCTTGCGCGGCATTAACACCCGGTGCTTGGGCTGATTTGTTATCAGCTGGTTTAGCTTCTGGCTTCTTATCATCTCCTCCAAACCAACTAGTAGGGTTTACTAACTTTTTAGCGGCTTCCCAAATACCTTTTAAGAATTCTTTAACTCCGTCAATAACATTTTTAAACCCGTCCATGATTAAACCCGGAAGTGCTTTAAAGTCTCCTGATAAGATTGCTTTAAAGATCTTAATAATGTCCTTAACCACATTCCAAACAGGAATCATTGCGTTCATAATACCATCAACAATAGGTTTAACTATAGGCCAAACGTATTTCATTAATAGGTCAATGATATCACCAATGCGAGCAAATATTAATTTAACAATATCAGAAAGATCTTGCATCACAGGGCCAATGTCGTCACCTATCTTAGCAAATATCTCGCTTGCTTTTTGCATAATAGGTTGGAAAATCTCTTTTGCTGCCTTAAACACTTTGCCTAAAACCGCACCTAGCGATTCTCCTATACCCTTCCAATCCACTGCGCTAAATGCTTTAATTAATAGTTTAGCAAAATTTCCTATGTATCCAAGCCATGTGCTAAACATTTCTTTAACAGAATCTATTCCGCCCCCTTGGCTAAGTGACCCAAATATTCCAGTAACAAAATCCTTAATTTTTATAAAGAAATCTCTAACATTTTTACCCACTTGTTCAAAATCAACTGAACGAACTAGTGCTCCAAATGTTTCTACTATAGGCCTAAAAAATCCAACTATAGTATCTTTAATTGCTTTGAAATCAATATCCTTGCTTGTAAAGCCTCCAGTAAGTCCTTTCCAAAAATCTTTAAACGGTTTAATAATATCATCCATGCTAATACCAGCAAAGATTTCTTTAAATCCAGGAATTAAAACTTGATCTAAAATTTTAGTTCCCATGTCTACTGCCCACATGAACATGTCAGTAAACACTTCAACTATTTTAACAACAATTGGAAATAGTCTGGCCAGCGCGGCATTCAACTTTTCCATTAGTCCACCTTGATATTTGGCTCTCATAGCGGCCTGTTCTGTAGCACCCGCTGAACCTTTTTTCTCAGCTTGTTTAATTTCTTCTCTAGTTTTCTTAATATTGTTAGCGTAGTCTTCTTCTGTTTTTAAATTCTTGTTCTTAGCTTCTGCGGCGGCTTTAGCACTTGCGCTCATAGTACCGGCTAAAGGACCACCTGACATAATGATAGCGTTCATTGTTTTGCCGTATTTCTCTGCGCTATCAGCCATGGCTTTTTGACCTCGACCAGTTGTTTGGTCCATACGCTTCTGACGCTCTGCTTCACTCAAGCTACCGTCCTTGGCAATTTCACCGAGATTCATAACTTCTTTGTTAGCCTTGCTTTGTGTAGCGGCAAATACCTGCGCTTCTTTTGTCATTGGAGGCAAGCCAAGTGTAGCAGATAATAATGCGTCCTTAGCGGCCTTACCACCAATTAGTCCCGCACGGTTTTCAGCTTCAATATATCGTTGTTTTTCTTCTGCTGTCATCTTAGACAACAGTAATTCACGAGCGGCGTTAGCGGCCTGCTCTTTCATTTGTTTTTCTTTTTCTTGTCGACTAATACCTTCTAAGGCCGCGCTAAGTGTTAGTTCTTCGGCAAAGTCTTTAACAGACTTTTCCATGCCTTTCTGATCGTTCATTTGCTGTTGACTAATACCGCCCATAGTCTCGGCATAGTTGCCCATTAACTGATTAGCTTCTTTAGCAGAATAACCTAAGTTCATAACTTCTCGACCAGTTTCTCCGTTAACAAATCCTTTGTTAAACTTGATCATACGGTCAGCACCTTCCTGTGCTGTACCACCTAGCTTATGAAATGTTCCTACATTGTCCTTCATTAGTTGACCAAACTCTTGAAAGTTTAGTCCTAGAGCCACCGCACTGGCCTTGGTTTGTGTTAAGCTACCGCCAAACAGCGCACCGCTTTGCGAAACTTCTTGGAATAGTTTTAAATTAGCTTCTTGTTGTTTAGCACCATATGCCGCTGCCTTGGCAATCATACCTAAAATGCCAGGTAATTGACTTAGTGAATCAGCAAATGACGATAGCTTACCACTTCCATCAATGGCTGTCTGGGCTAGTTGTTGTTGGCTCTGCCAAACTGCTTTACCTGTAGCGGATATCTGTGTGAATGCGCTACTTGCGACACCCATAGCACCTGTAAAGGCGCCACTTAAGACATTGCCTGCTCCGCTGAGAGCTTTACCAAACATGCTAGGACCTTTTGGATCCGGAGCAGGTCCACCTCCTCCGCCACTACCGCCTCCTTGCTGTCCGTTGCTTTTAGACGCGAGAGCCTTGATGGCATTCGCCATGTCTTTGTTGACTGCTAAGAGATCTTGTAATGTTGCTTCTGAAGCGCCGCTCATATGTAAAAACCCGGGTTAACTGCTAATATAAATAATGTTACTTAGACACATTGTTTATTTATTGGAGATACAAATGGCGAATTTTAAGCAACCAGCAAAACCAAATCCGTTGATGCAGTACATGCGTCAGCCCAAGATCTATATCAAATTACCTAGTCAAGGGGCATTCTGGGAGAACGGTTCGCTTGACTATCCAGAGAACGGAGAATTACCTGTCTACTCTATGACAGCCAAAGATGAATTGACTTTCAAGACTCCTGACGCTCTTATGAACGGGCAAGGGGTAGTTGAAGTCATACAAAGCTGTATGCCCAATATCAAAGACGCATGGAAGATGCCCAACGTGGATCTCGATGCGGTACTGATAGCTATCCGTCTTGCTACCTATGGTGAAATGATGGAGATCAGTCATGTTGTGCCTAATACCGCAGAAACTGT